TCAATTGACGGTTGGGATCACCCGTATACCCTTGGATGCCCAGTAAGCACCGCACCAGCGGTTACGAAACACATTATACATCTGCATCACAGGTGCCATTTCCAAATACATGCTGAAATCGGGAGAAAGCACAGCCCGGTATCGGGACAGCTTTTCAATGTCAGCCTCGGGATTTTTCCATACCCGCTCAAAGCGGTAATCATACAGGAAAAAATGCACCATCCGGTCAAGATGATTCTGATCTTCCAGCGGTATCTTGTATACTGCCAGAGAATCCCGGAATACGACATTATGGAGGTGCCCTACGACTGAATCAAAACTGACCCACGTCAGCCTGTTCTCCGGTATCGGCGGTCTGGACCTGGCGGCGGAAGCCGCCGGGTTTGAAACCGTCTGCCAATGCGAATGGGCGGACTTTCCCAATTTTGTCCTGGAAGCCAGGTGGCCCGATGTGCCCCGGTTCCGGGACATTACTACGTTTACGAAGGAGGCGTTCTTTGAACGAACTGGACTTGAAACCGTTACCGTTATCTCCGGGGGCTTTCCCTGCCAGCCCTTCTCTACAGCCGGACGGCGAAAGGGCTTTGCGGATACCCGCTACCTGTGGCCGGAAATGTGCAGGGTCATTGCCGAGCTGCGGCCCCATTGGGTGCTTGGGGAAAATGTTGCTGGCTTCCTCAATATGGGCCTCGACAAAACGATTTTTGACCTGGCAAAAGCGGGATACGCTGTTCTCCCATTCGTATTTCCGGCTTGCGGTGTCGGTGCGTGGCATGAACGCCAGCGAACTTTTATCCTCGCGGCTGATGTTTCCCACGCCCCTTGCCTCCGATTCGGCGACAAACCGGGATGCGCAAAACCTGGATGTGTTTCTGTCGGAGGGCGGGATCTTCCGCAAGCGGAACAGGAGCGGGGCCATCTGGAGCTTGAGCCTGTCGGCGGCGGTGTACTATCTGACCCCCAACGCCAGCCCGGACGCGGCCCTGAACCCGGATTGGGTGGAATGGCTCATGGGCTTTCCCCTCGGATGGACGGACGTATCCTCTGGGCCAAAGAGCCGGAGGGAATCCCCCGTATGACCCAGCGCATGGAGAACCGGGTACTGCGGCTGAAAACCCTGGGCAACGCCGTCTGCCCACCCCAGGCGTATCCGATTTTCCACTACATTTCCAAAATTGAGCGAGGGCAGTGCGGCGACGAGTGCCCTTACGGGAAGGCAGGTGAACAGCCATAGACCAGCGAAAAGCCCAGGCGAAGGTGGTTCAGAAGATGACCAAGGACGGTGCGGTAGCGGAAAACCTATCCACAGGAGAAGTGGAAAATATCAGCGGCAGAACGCCGGAAACGGACGTTGGCAGCGAAAAGCATCAATCCTCCCGGCTCCAATTCTCCCAGGAGGATTTGGAGAATCCGGCACTGGCAGATGCTATTCACCGCTCTAACGCGGCGGCAGACAGACTGGATGCTGCCAAGGAAAACATCCCAAAGCAGCGGCGCAAGGTGCGGCAGCGGGTTTATGACGAGACCACTGGAAAGGCAAAGACTGTTTACACTTATCAAGAGGTGGACAGGCCACCCAATACCAAACTGCGCCATGACCCGCTCCGTATGCCCTTCTGGGTATCGGGATACTGCTTTTGTTCCTGATTGGCGGTGTTTCCTCCTGTTCCGTAATGGCCGGTTCCGGGATCAGCAGCTTTGTGAGCACGTCTTATCTGTCGGAGGACAAGGATATTCTGGATGCCGAAAGCGCCTATCGCGCCATGGAGGCGGACTTGCAGGATCGCTTACGGAACTACGAACACACCCACAGCTATGATGAATACCACTTTGAGCTGGACACCATCGAACATGACCCCTATGTGCTGATCTCCCTTCTCTCCGCGCTCCACGATGGGCTCTTTACCATAGACCAGGTGCAAGGCGACTTAAACCGCCTGTTCGGTCTGCAATACATCCTGACGGAAACTGTGGAAACCGAAACCCGTTACCGCACAGAAACAGAGATCGCCCAGCGGCCTATGCGTGACCCAAAAACCGGCAAGATTCTGCTTGATAGGCAGGGCCAGCCCATTATGGAGGATTACGAGGTGGAAGTTGAGGTGCCATATATCTACACCATCTGCACCGTGACCCTGAAAAACCGGAATCTCTCCCATATCCCTGTGGAAATTCTGGGGGAGGACGGGTTGAGCATGTATGCCGCCTACATGGCGACCCTGGGCAACCGGGAAGATTTATTTCCCAATTCGTCCTATGTGGGCAAGTATTCCGAGACACCGCCCAAGTATGAGATTCCCAGTGAGGTGCTGGCGGACGAGACTTTTTCCGCGCTCATTACGGAGGCGGAAAAGTATATCGGGATGCCCTACGTCTGGGGCGGCAGCAATCCCAATACCTCTTTCGATTGCTCCGGCTTTATCTGCTGGTCCATGGGAAACAGTGGCGTGTGGAATGTTTCCAGGACCAGTGCCCAAGGGCTATACAATCTTTGTACGCCGGTATCAAAAAGCAATGCCCAGCCTGGGGACTTAATTTTCTTTAAGGGCACCTATGATACTCCCGGCATCTCCCATGTGGGGCTGTATGTGGGTGCCGGAAAAATGCTGCACTGCGGCGATCCCATCCGCTATGTGGATATCAACACGACCTATTGGCAGGCGCACTTTTACGCCTTTGCCAGACCACCCTATCAATAAAATGGAGGATATTTTATGGCAACAACTGACAAGATCCGAAAGGATATCGCAAAGACCAAGGAGAAGATTTCTCAGCTTCAGACGAAGCTCCGCACCCTGGAAACTCAACTGACGGAGGAGGAAAATCTGGAAATTGTCCGCATGGTAAAAGCGGTAAAGATGGATAACCGGGAGCTGACGGCGTTCCTGCGAGCCTACAAGAGCTTTCTTTTCTTCGGAAGTGCCATAAAGAAGAACATCAAGCTGATATTCTACATGGCTTTTCCTCTGCAACGCTTCCACAAAAAGCGGATGCCACACTTCATCCGACTGTTGTGGTGCGTATTGCTTTTCCCACTTCCTCAGAAGATGGAAGTAATCAGACAGTATCTTGTAGCAATGATTTTCTTCCTGCTGATATTTCTGCTCCGGAGTAGGCTCTCGGATTTTCGGTCTGATTGACGGCTTCTGTCTGCTGTCATAGCTGATACCAAAATCATCGGCTATCTTCATAGCGGCTTCCTTGCTCGGCAAGCCGAAAAGTCGGGAAACAAAATCAATCACATCTCCGTCCGCTTGGCAAGCGAAACAATGGAAACGCTTATCCACTTTCATACTTGGATTTTTGTCATTGTGGAATGGGCAGACCGCCATTCCATTGCGACCCACACGAATACCATATAGCTCTGCCGCCTGTCTGGTGGTCACATTCTGTTTAACTGCTTCAAATACATTCATTACATCATCCTTTCGGGAAACGAAAAAAGGCACTCGACATTTTCATAGTGAAAACGGCAAGTGCCTGTTAAAGTTGATATACTTGTCATGGACTGCCTTGTGTGTCTCGCAATCTGCAACGGCGTTCTGAATGGTGGTAATGGCTTTCATACGGTTAGCGGCTTTCTGCATATCCTCACGAATGGAAGTGGCTTTATCACTCACGCCTTGCAGGGCGGTGTCCAAATCTTCCAGCGTGAAAAGCTCATGCTGTTGCAGATAGACGGTTGCTTGGGAGATGGTTTTCAAATCATCGGTCGTGCCTTTCTGCTGTCCGTATCTCGACCATTCGCTACGCTCTGCCTTTCGCAGATTCAGATAATCTCGCAGGAGAGTGGCAAGGTTCGGAGAAACATTTTTCTTTTCCGCTTCATTCTCTGCAAGGACTTCTTTGGTTGCTTCCAGAATGTCCGCAATCCAGTCACGCAGATTTTTAATAGTGCTGCGGATAGCGTTCATCATGCGGTTGGCGGCTTTAATATCTCGGTTCAGATTGCCGATGTTGGTGGCAATGCCTTTTCGCTCCAACGCAGAGACAGCAGTTCCCATGTGAACTGTCGGGATAATATCAAGTCCCTGCCTTTCATAAGAACGCATATCAATCCGTTCGGGACTTCCGGCAAGCTCCAGATATTTATTCTGAACAACTTCCCAACCATGTCTCCATTCCTCGGCATGATACTGTTCGTTCCAGTCAACGGTATCTTCCTTATGACTTTTCCATCTGCCGGAGGGGAGCTTGATACGCTCGCCGTTTTCGTCAAGGTCATAAACCTTTCGGCTCTTAGGCAACCACTTTCCATTTTCATCAATGGCTCGCATGGTCAGCATGAAGTGGCAATGGGGATTGTGTCCCGGTGGGTAGGGGTCATGGATTGCAAAATCACAACACATTCCCTTAGAAACAAAATGCTCCTCGCAGTATTCTTTGACCATCTGCGGTAACATCTCCATCGGGACTTCTCTGGGCAGGGCGACTACAAACCGCCTTGCAAGTTGGGAGTTCCATTGCTTTTCGATTTCCTCAACGGAGTTCCAGAGGGTCGCTCGGTCGGCATATTCGGGTGGAGCATTTGGGGGCAACATGATTTCCGTATAGACCACTTCTTTCTTGCAAGTGTAGTTCTTGGTTTTCTGGTCATACTCGGAAAACAGCTTTTCTCCGGCTTGATAGGCAGCTCCGGCAACCGCAGATTTACCTTTGCTTCGCTGTGTGATTTTGATATTAAAATGTGGAACGGGCATTTTGTGTGAACCTCCTTTCGGTGCAATAAAAAATGACCGATACTTTTCAGCAACGGTCAGGTGATGGAATATAAACTTGCTGTCGAGGAATGATTGCTTGCAATCGTTTCTCGGCGGCAAGTCCACAAAGGGGTAGTTGGCAAAGCCAACGCAGGGGAAGTGTAGCTTTACTCATAGGCAAGCTCCTTTCGCAATAATGGATAAAACAAAAGCGACCAACTTTTTACGGTTGATCGCCTTTGGCTTAGACAATGTTTATAACTATTTTTCTTCTATCTTTGCAAGTGTGTCCTCTCGTATAGCTTGTCGTAATTCAGTAAGATACTCTGAAAAACTCACTCGGTCATCTGCATAAGTCAAATTTAATTCGTACTCTTTTGGAATCCATGTAGATAGATCAGAAGCATTATGCTGAATTAAAGCTTCCAAGCTATCAATAGCTTTATATATCTTAGCTTCGACAGTTTCTCTTTCTGCCATCTCATTATAGAGAGCTTTCATTTCTTCTGCATAATAAGCAGGTAACGTCTCTATCCAGTTAAATAACAAATTTTCTTCTATATCCTCATGCACTTGTTCTTTACTAAATGTAGGAATGTCTCCCGTGAAACATTCGCCCAAATCATGAATAATACACATACGAATAACTTTATCCATATCAGCATTTGGAAATTCATCTCGCATAAAAAACGCCATCAATGTCATCATCCAGCTATGTTCTGCTACACTCTCGTGTCTTCCCTTCGATGTATAGCAATGCCTTGTCGTATCTTTTAAGCGCTCAGCAACACTTAGTGCATCTAATAATTCTCTGGAATTCATAATTTTACCTCCACATTATCAAATTATATATTCATTTTCTCTTACTCCATATAATCTATCTCCAGTATCTCCATTATACGGCAGTAAATACCCATCTTCCCTAATTCCGTCTGCCATATGAACTAAAAACAGCTTCACTTCTGGATGTTCCTTAAAAATTCGTTCTATTCCAGATTGACATCCGAACATTGCCATAATAGCTACATTTTCATCTTTGAAACCATACTTTTTCATGTGTTCCAATGTTTTCAAAAGGCTTCCAGCCGTAGCGAGTGCCGGATCTGTGATAAAAACCCTTTTACTCTCCGGTTCTCTCAAGACTATGTCCTCATTCAAAGTATATCATATCTGCATTTCTAATTCAACATTGTACACCTCATATAATCTGTATTTTTCTTAACAATCAAAGAAAGCATCAAGTGCAGACCCGACATTTTGACCGCAAATCAGCCCAAAACGCTACATCATTCCGTCTGGCTGTTGATACCGTTTTGCTTGGCGTTCTCGCTTGCTTTTCGTCTGCGTTCCTCGCTGTACGGAGCAGTCAGCCGGAAAGAGAATCGACCTTTTTCTATTTCAAATTCTTTGTAGCCGATTTCGGGGTCATCGTCCGTCAGCTTGCAGACGGTGGGGTATTGGCGGCTGTATTTTGTCAGCCTGTTTTTCAAATCTGTGTTGTGGGTGCGGATATGGATTGTCGGTTCTTTTTCGTCAAACCAAATATCCGTGGTCTTTTCCTGTTTTGTCAGTCCTGTTTTCATAGAAACTCCTTTTTTGCTCTGTTTGGTCAAGAGGGGCATTTTTCGGGGATTTTTCTTGGCTCTTGAAATGAGAAAAACACCGATTTTGCGATAGAAAACGCTCCGGCGAACCATTCCTCGTCCGAAGCGTTTCTATCGCCAATTTTTCAATTTTTACGGCTCTTGACCGTATTTTTGAAAAACCTTATTCTTCGTTTGCTTCGTAGTCATAACCCTCTACTTCGATGGTACTGACCTCTGCCAGATTCATAATAAGCTGGGCATTGAAGTAGCCTTCCATCTCCATGCGGAGGTTGTAGAAGAAGCAGCGATACCACTCGTCCGTCCGATCAGCAAGCAACTTGATTGCCAGCGTGTAGAACAGCTTTTTGGTGGCAGGGTCGGGGGTGAGAGCAGCCAGCATACGCAAACGCTCAACGGTTGCTTTGAGGACGGGGCAGCCAAAGGCATACAGGACTTTCTTTTCGTTGATGTTCATGTTCATAGTAGATTCCTCCGTAAAATAAATTTAGGGACTGCGAATAGTCCCTATGTAACACAAGAGCCGCTACTGCTTCTGCAATAACGGCTCTTTGACTTCGTATTCAGTTTTAATCGGCGTAGATCAGCTCGCCCTTGATAGCTTCCTCAGCCTGTGCAACACAAGCGTTCATCTGGCGAACCCATTCGATTTGGTTCTCGGCTTTGAGCTGTTCCGTCACGCCGTATGCCTTTGCAAGCTGTGGCACGATGATTTCCATACGCTTCTTGGCGGTTTCCTCAATCTCCGCACAATGCTCATAGAGGGTTTCATTCAGCACCATGTCAGAGAACAGGACTGGGTTAGCCAGTCGCAGATACTCCTTTCGCATCCGTCCCCACTTGCCGAGACGGATATTCGGATTTTTCAGCTTGATGTCGGGGATGTAGTAGTCTCCACATTTGATAAAGTTCAGTTCCATATTAAGCACCTTTCTTCATAAGCTGCTTTAAGGTCTGTTTGCCCTGCGGCGTTTTGTCTTTCTGCTTCTTCATCTGTGCAAGCAGCGTTTTCATAGCCTTTTGAAGCGTCTGCGCGGTCAGCTTCCCGGTCTTGATGTAAAGGGCTATGGTCTTTTCGTTGATTTCATCTTGCATATACCGTCCTCCTTTCGCGGTAGTCTGATAGTGTTAGGGTGGTACGCCGCTGCGGTAGCCGCCCATAGGCTTTAGATACGGACGCGCAAGCCGTTCAAATCCTCGGCGCGGATACCCACAAGGTACCATTCCTGCGCCGCGCTCATTTCAATGCGGGTTGGCTTCCATTTGCCGCCTGTGAATACGTCGAAACACTCCCCGCAATGCAAACCGCCGTAATAGTCGGCAATGTCAAAGCGAATGTCGTAGCGGTCGGTCTGTTCGTCAAAAATCAAAGCTCCTGTTTTCTGTGCCATGTGGTAATCCTCCTTTAGATTTTGCCTGTCGCCATATCGTGAGCGACAAGAGCGGTATAGTAGCTGTCAATGGTATTCGGCACATTGAACAACACCGCTTTAAGGTACTGTTTGATGTTGCGGATTTTGGTGGTATTCTCTTTCATACAGTCAAAGACAAATTCAATGTGGCTGCTGTTGAGCTTCATAAACTTTGCCTTGACAAGCTCTGCTGGGTAATCGTCCCCGGCGATACGGATTGTCTTTCTCTTGCTGCATACCGTTTCAAGGATAATCGAAACAATTTCGTCCAGACGGTCTTTGTCTACCTGCCCGTAGCGTACAAAATGGTCGTACTCGATATTGTCCTTGATGATTTCTTCATAAACGCTGTATGCGTCTGTCGCTTCCTTTCGTTTCCGTTCCGGCGGCGTAGCCGCTTCCTCGTCGTAAGGCAAGGGATTTAGGGAATGGATAGGAATGGAATCGGTACTTGATAAATCCGTATTTGATTTTTCTTTTTTGGGTAAGTCAGTTCTTTGTATATCTTTATTTAATTGCGTTGGATTTTCCAAGCCGCGCCGAAATTCTGGCCCTTTTGCAGCAGCTGAATACTCTGGTAGACAGCGACACAGTAGGGACACTTATTGCCCAGATAAACAACGCCGTAAAAAAATCCGGCGACACCATGACCGGCGATCTGAACATGGGCGGCCATGCGATCATAGGCGCGGAGCTGACGCAAATTGTTCAGGCCACGCTTACCGCCGCCGGCTGGTCGGCCAACGCCCCCTATACTCAAACCGTTGCCGTGGCGGGAGTAACAGCCGGAAAACCGCCATATATCACGCCGGTATATTCCGGGGTGGCGGATGCGGATATTGCCCTGCGGGAGGCTTGCGCGGCCGTGAGCTATGCGAAGCCGGGAGCCGGAACCGTCACGTTTGTTTGCCTTGAAAACAAGCCGGAAACGAACATTCAGGTTCAGGTGGAGGTGAAGCGGTAATGGCCGATGTATTCGCATACTTGGATGGATTCGGTGCCAGTGGTGGCGGAGCAGGTGGAACCCTGACCGTCATGGCACCAGCAAACATCACGGTTACGATTTTCAAGGACGGAAAGACGAAGGCCAAGAACGCTGGAACGAGCGGCGTGGCGGTATTCAAGGGGCTGGAAGCAGGTACGTGGACCATTACCATCACTGGCGACGGCAAGACTGCCCAGAAGACCGTGACCATTACCACGGACTACAGCACGGCAATTTCGTTCAATACCATCCCAGAATTTACCTACACCGGCACGTTCGAGATCGTCAACGATTCTGACGAGCCTATCGCAGTATCTCAGGATAATTGGAAGATTCGTTTCCTAACCTCTGGTACGTTGACGTTTACCAACCTCAACGGTGCGGATGGCGGAATCGATGTGTTTCTCGTTGGCGGCGGTGGCGGTACAAAGTGGAGCGTTGGCGGCAAGATACATAGCGGCGGTGCAGGCGGCGGCTACACTCAAACGGGTAAAGCCATTACCGTAACCACCAATACGCCATACACAATCGATATCGGTGCTGGCGGGATTGGTGCAGCTGATGGCGGAACCACATCCGCCTTCGGATTATCTGCCAGTGGTGGCGGGTCCCCCGCTAGTTCAGCTGGTGCCGCTGGCGGGTCTGGCGGCGGTGGATATGTCCATGCAAGCGCCAGTGGCACAAGCGCAAGTGGCGCCGGTAACGGTGGCTCTGACGGCTCTGATGGCGTTACCGCTGGCTCAGGTGGTGGCGATGGAGGCAAGGGGCAGGGAACAACAACGCGAGAATTCGGCGAGGAAAACGGAAAACTGTACGCCGGAGGTGGAGCTGGAGCAAGCAATAAGGGTGGCGTATCCCCCGTTGGCGGTGCAGGCGGCGGTGGTAATATGGGAAGCGATGGAGCTACCAATACAGGCGGCGGTGCTGGTAATGCGCTTAATGGCACGCACAATGGAGGTTCTGGCATTGCGGTCATTCGCAATACGAGGGGGGCGGCATAATGGCAAAGAGTATGACACGTATTGAAAACGGTTTAGTTATCAACGTACTGTGGTGTTCTGATTCTGAGCCGGAAACCGAAAATCTCATCAACCCCGCAGACCGCCCCGTGGCAATCGGTGATACTTACAGCAATGGTAAATTCTATCGAGACGGAGTGGAAATCCTCACTCCGCTGGAAGAAGCGCTGAAAAAGAACGCCGAATACGAAGCGGCTCTGCGGGAGATTGAAACCGCTCTGGGGGTGAATAACGCATGACTACCAAAACTATCGAAGAACGCAAAAACGCTATCCTTGCAAAAATTGCGGAAATGAAGTCCGAGGGCGTAGACATGCAGAACGCCCTGACCATTTTGGAGGTGACGCCGGATGAAGACGTGGAGTAATGGAGCCAAAAAGCGATTGATGGAAATCCGCGCCGCCGAGGACGGAGAGCAGGATATGCGCGCCATCGCCGCAAGTATCGCAAAGCTGCCCCCCGGTCAGCTGAAGAAAATCCTTACCGATGATATCATTGCCATTCTGGCGAAATACGGGGTGGTGATCGGATGACGATCAAGCAAAAGCAATGCTTGCTACTGTACCTTGGGTATTACACTGGGGAAGTCGATGGTATTTGGGGCGATAACTCCCGCGGCGCCACCGAGGCATTCCAGCGTAATTACGGGCTTACGGTGGATGGGATATTCGGCATCGGGACGGAGGCGCGTATCCGGGAGGTCGTTGCTTCCGGGGAGACGCCCCAACAGCCCCAAGGCACCCCGGGGACGGAGGGCGACGCAGACTGGTGGAAGGATATCCGGTATTTCAAGCGCGCCGAATTTCGTTGCCCCTGCGGCCGCTGCGGCGGATTCCCGGTGGAACCACAGGAATCCATGGTACGTACCGTGGACGAAATCCGGCATCGGCTGGGTGTGCCGGTTTCCATTGTGGATGGCGGCGGTTCCGGCGTTCGGTGTGCGGCGCACAATGCGGAGGTCGGCGGTGTGGCCAATTCTCAGCATCTGTATGGGCTGGCGGCCGATCTGCACAGTGCCGCAAGTCCGGCGGAGATGAAGGCCGTAGCGGAGGAAGTCCTTGGGCATACCGGCGGAATCGGGCTTTATAGCTGGGGCATTCATGTAGACACCCGCCCCGGCTATGCCCGGTGGAACGGCTGAGAAAGGAGTACCCCAATGGATTTAGAACATGAGCAGCGATTGACCGCCGTGGAAGAGCGGGCGAAATCCAACAGCCACCGGCTGGATAAGGTGGAAGCATCCACCGAGGCCATAACCCGGCTTGCGACCTCCATGGAGGTTATGGCCAACAAGCAAGAACAGGTCGCGGATACCGTTGACAGGCTGGACGGCAAGGTCACGGCGCTGGAAGGAAAACCCGGAAAGCGCTGGGACAATCTTGTGGAAAAGCTGATTTGGGCGGTCGTGGCCGCAGTTGCAGGCTTTTTCCTGGCTCAAATCGGGCTGGGTTGAGCGATATATTTTGTATCTTGGGGGTATACCATGAATGAAAAAGATTTTGTAAACCTGTGCAAAAAGGCCGTCGCTGAATACTCCAATGAGCATTTGGACAGGAGCGACGGCAAGAAGATCACCGAGGACGATGTTTTTATCGTCTGGATGTGCAAGACCTTGCAGAATAGCAAGGCGCTTGCGAGCACCACCCTCTTTGACGGTATGTACTACGAACTTACCTTCAACGGGGACAAGAAGGAACTCTATTTCGACGCCTACAAAAAGTGGGAAAATAAGGCCATTTCTATTGGCTGAGTAATTCAAGGAGGAACATACAATGTTTGAATATTTCATTTATCACTACGGCACGCAGATCATTGCGGCCATTCTATGCGCGATCTTCGGCTGCCTGGGCTATGCCATAAAGAAGCTGGCCGTGAAGTACATCAACGACGACACCAAGCGCGCGATCGCCCGCGTGGCGGTGCAGTTCGTGGAGCAGGTGTGGAATACCCTCCACGGCGCGGACAAGCTGGCCAAGGCACTGGAAACTGCCGAGGCTCTGCTGAAAAAGAAAGGCATTGATTTTGACGCCGAAGAAATGCAGATTCTGATTGAGGCGGCTGTGGCTGAATTTAACGAAGCATTTAAGAAGCCCCTGACCGCGGAATCCACCGCCGACGCCGTGCGGCGGGTGGAAGCTGAATAAAATATAGAAGCGCCCCTATCTTCCAAATTTCCGGAAAATAGGGGCGTTTTTCTTAAAAAAGCACTTGACATTAGTTACCATATGTGGTAATATATCTGTGTCAGGAGGGAACACCGAAAGACAAATACATAGAAAGGAAGCAATCGCAATGGCGAAACGAAAAAAGGGCAGCCAAGAGAAGACCCTCAAAATCATCCTCTTGGCTACCGCAATCCTGAACCTGATTAGCTCATTGGTGAATCTCATTGAGAAACTGACAAGCTAACCAAAGGCGGGGAGGGAAACCTCCCCACCCCCTTATAATAATTAGGATTTCCGCCGTTGTCAAGTGGAAGGAGCAGCATATGTTAGGAATTATTTTAGACGTGGCAATGATTCTTTTGAGCATCGTTACGATTGTGTACGTGCTGACGCACTGGAAAGCGAGGGACTAATGGGTGAAAAATTAAAGGCTGCCCGTCAGGCCGCAGGCATGACCCAGGGACAGCTTGCCGAGGCCATCGGATGCCGGGTCAAGGATATCAGCCGCTGGGAAAACGGTCACGTAGAACCCGGCGTGCTGACCGTCAAGAAAATGGCGCAGGCGCTGGGCTGTAGCATGGACAATCTCGTTTAA